GATCGTCGGGACATTGGAACTGACCAGTAAATCTACTTATGGAATGACCAAACGGAAGCACTTGATGTATTTATTTACACCATATGACAAGAAATACCCCCATTTTATCGTAGGATCCTCGGAAAAAGATCGAAGTCAGAACAAGATTGTACTGATTTCGTTGGAAGACTGGACAACCGGAACATTTCCCCGCGGATCCATCCAGCAAACCCTTGGAATATCGGGCGAGGAAAAAGCAGAGCGCGAAGCGCTCATTTGGCAGGCATGCCCGTGGAAATATCCGAAATATGATTATCAACCTGTTCTACAATCTTCTATCCCTCGAACGACCCTTTCGGGATATACCTTTCATATTGACCCAGAAGGATGTCGAGATGTAGACGACGTATTCACGTTTGAACCGGTTGAACAAGGATGGCGCGTTACGATTACGATTAGCGATGTAGCGGCATTTGTGGAAGATGGAGGGGCAATAGATATTATGGCATCATTAATTGGTCAAACATTATATGATACGGACGGCAGAGTCCTGCGCCCAATGCTTCCCTCTGAATATTCGGAGAAGGCATGCTCGCTTCTGCCAGGCAAAGATTCATATGGAATTTCGTTTCAATTTGTATGGGATGGAAAGGAAATTCAAGAAAAAAAATGGTTTCACTCTATTCTGCGCGTGAATACATCGTATACGTATGAGGAGTTTCAAAACAGTGATTCCCCTTATCATGTCCCATTACGCAATATCGCATCCCATCTCGCACGCGAAACAGTAGACGACGCGCACGATTGGGTGGCACAGATGATGATTCTGTATAATACGGAAGCGGGTCATATGCTTAAGACAGCGGGTCAGGGAATTCTAAGACGTCATTCGGCACCAGATCGAGAACGACTCGCACTTTATAAAACACATGTCCCTGAACTGGAGAAACTGGCATTTTCCTCAGCGGAGTATTGTCTCGCGGAAGAAACGGATACACAACATTATGGATTAACCGCAAGCGCCTATGCCCACGCATCCAGCCCTATTCGCCGCTATGCGGATTTGGTGAATCAGCGAGTTCTAACGCTATTGATTCAAGGAAAGGACGAACGATTCATTGTTCCTCAAGCGATGTACGATATGAATGTACGAGGAAAAGCAAATAAACGGTTTGCGCGAGATATGGATTTCCTACGAGCCATTCAAACAGGTCAGACATCATTCCAGGCCATTATCATGGAACATATTCCGATGTCAAATGAATGGATCAAAATCAAATTATATGTTCCAATGTGGAAACGCATGATTTCAACGCGATATCGGTCTATTTCACAAAATACAGTTCTATCTCGAGACGAAACGCAAGAGATCGATGTTACACTTTATCGTGAAGTACAGATCCATTGCGCATTTTCGCCGAATGCGAGAAACTGGAAAGAACGTATGGTATTCCACCTTACCTAAATAGGATACACGAGTATATAATTAAATGAGATGTCCATTAATTTCCCTTGTAGAACATCGTAATAAAAAGGTAAAGCAGATAATTCATATTTTTAATTCTTTCTTAAAGAAGATCATATCAAAATAAAAATATAAAGAGTCTAAAGATTTTTTATAAAACCATAAATTTGACGTCCGCAAGAGTTTAGAGCCTAGACAACTTCTACATCCAAGACAGAATGCCAGCAGGATTCAATCAAGCTTCTTCTGATATCGAGTCGGTCGTCGGCGTCCAGTTCAGCATTCTTTCTCCAGAGGAAATTGAGCGCAGTTCTGTGGTGGAGATCACGACGCAAACCCCGTATGAAGGCAACGAGCCGAAGATTGGAGGCCTGTTTGATCCACGCATGGGTGTCCTGGAAAACGGAAAGACGTGTCGCACGTGCGGTCAAACGAATCATGCGTGCCCCGGCCACTTTGGACATTATCGCCTGACCCGTCCTGTATACTACATCCAGTTCCACGGTATGATCATGAACGTCCTCAAGTGCATCTGTATTCGTTGCTCCAAGCTCCGAATTGACAAGGAGCTACACAAGGACCTTCTTCTTCGTAAAGGTGAGGCGCGCTGGAAGGAGGTCTTGGCTCTGTCTTCCAATATCAAGCGATGCGGTCAGGAGTGCGAGGACGGATGTGGTGCGCCGCAGCCAGATAAGTTTACGCGTGAAGGGATTGCGCGAATTATGGCGCACTATCATGAGCCGAAGCAACAACATCCCATGGAAGTTGAGACAGTTCACCGTTTGTTTCGTCGTATCAGCGATGAGGATGTTGACTTCATGGGTCTGAGTCGTTACTGGTGCCGCCCTGATTGGATGATTTGTACGGTTCTACGCATTCCGCCGCCGCAGGTACGTCCGTCAGTTGTTCAGGACAATAACCAGCGTTCTGAGGATGATTTGACCCACAAACTATTTGATATCATTAAAAACGACATAACTCTACAATCAAAAATCGAGGGCGGCTCGAACAAGAATGTCATTGATGAGATGACGAACGTGGTTCAGTACCATGTGGCAACATTGGTGGACAATGAGATTCCTGGTGTGGCGCCGTCGGCGCAACGCAGTGGTCGTCCGCTCAAGTCCATTCAGCAGCGTCTGGGCGGAAAGGAGGGACGTATCCGTTACAACATTCAGGGCAAGCGTGTAGAGTTCTCGGCTCGTTCGGTCATTACGCCGGATCCGAACTTGAGTGTAGCGGAAATCGGTGTTCCGCTGGAAATCGCTATGAACTTGACAAAACCTGAGCGCGTAACGCCCTACAATCTGGATATGCTCTACAAGTTGATTCAGAATGGACCAGACAAGTGGCCGGGTGCGAAGACGATTGTGCGTAAGGATGGACGCATGATTTCGCTGAAGCACGTGAACACGAAGGAGATTGTCTTGTACAATGGAGACGTGGTGAACCGCCACTTGTTGGACAAGGACATTCTGCTCTTCAATCGTCAGCCGACCCTTCACAAGATGTCAATGATGGGTCATCGAGTGAAGGTGCTACCGTACAAGACGTTCCGGATGAATGTTCTCTGTACCCGTCCGTACAATGCAGACTTCGATGGTGATAAACCCTTCTTGTTATAAGAAGAAATCTTGTCACCAACAGGTAGCCACTCCGGATGTTGTGATTGTCACATTCGGAGAGTAATGGTGTAAGCATCACAATTTGTATATGTTGCGCGACGTATGCGAATGATATAACTACCTAGTGGAGAAAATTGATCAAATAAAAAATCAAATCGATTGCCAGAATGAACGAAATATTAGAAGACAACTCTCAAGTCATTGGTCATATTTACCTAATGACAAATACAAAAACAAATAAATACTATGTTGGACAAACACTTTCCCACCGATTGAATCGTGGAAAATACCGACCGTTTGGATACATGGGGCGCTTTCAAGACCATATCAGTGAAGCAATATGTAACACGAAGAAGAAGCAGTGTACATATCTGAATAATGCGATTCGACTACATGGTAAGGAAGCATTTCAATGTGAATTACTTACAACGTGTCCAAAGGGAGAATTGGATAAACAAGAGGAGAATTATATTGCGATGTACAATTCACTCTATCCAGAGGGTTATAATCTCACAGTCGGTGGAAAAGTGTTTAAAAATATGGAAACAAATGATGTTGAGAAAACATCTCCTACCAACATGCCTAAAAAACGGGGCGGCTGTACGAGTCGAAGTAAAGAAACTCGTGCGAAAATGGCAGAACGATTGAAAGAGATTATGGGTACTCCAGAAGCGAGAGAAGAGCAGATGAAACGGAGTCAGAAGCAGCATAGCACCATGAAGCTTTCAAGGTTCACAGGCATAGTAGTAGACATGGATAACGTAGACCAATATATTCGAGTTCGTAACAAGAAGAATGGTTCACAATTCATTAAACTAGTCATTGGAGATCTAAAAACATCATTTACAGGTAAATACGAGACCATTGAAGAGTTAAAAGAAAAGGCAATCGAATTCATAAAAACGATCAATCAATCCGCAACGCTTCCAAATTGTTCGGGAAACCCCTAAAACTTCCACTACCAAAGTAACTGTGAAAGCAGCTATCTGGCTCTAGAGAGATACTAGAGGTATGGTAAAAACGTGGAAGATGAGCCTTTGTGTAGGCGAAATGGGCAATCCGCAGCCAAGCTCCTACGTCCGTTATGATAAGGATAAGGAGAAGGTTCAGAGACTAAATGGTAGCGGGTCATATATGACGGTTTAATCAACCAGATGTGGCTCAAGATATAGTCCGTCCCCTTTGGAAACTTAGGGGGTGTTCGGAGATGAACGCGCATATCCCTCAGAGCTATGAGGCGACAGTAGAATTAGAAGAAATCGCGGCGGTGCCGCACCATATTATTACGCCGCGTCACGCCAAGCCGATGATTGGTGTGTATCAAGACACTCTGGTGGGTTCGTATCGTTTGACCCAGCCAGGCATCGAGTTTACGCGCCGTGAGTTTATGAACTTGATGATGTGGAACAAGCGATTCGATGGCACAATG